GCACGAAGTGCTTCAGGCCGTCGTCGATGTCGGTGATGATCGTCCACTGGGCGGTATCGGTCAGGTACGGCGTCACCACCACACCTTCCGGCAGCATGTCCATGTCTTTGAGCGCGTTGATGTCGTTGTCCCCGGTTCCAGGACGGAACGGCGACTCCAACAGCCGGCGCGCGACGAAGCGCAGCGCAGTCGGCACAACGATCTTCTTCAGCCCGACGTTGATCTGCAGGCCGCGGTCGTCCTGCCACAGGCCGATCTGGTTCATGGCGTCCTCAAGACTGGCCTCGGCGAGGTCGGCCTGGGTGGCCAAGGTGTTGCTCTGCGTGCCGCCGTCGAACAGCGGGTGACCGGTATTGAACAGGCTGACGCCGTCACCACCCGGGTAGCTGGAGCTGAACCCGTTGTTCAGCAACGCGTGCCCGTTGACTTCCTTGGTTTCCTGCATCGAGGTCGCCAAGCTGCGCGCGTAGCGAGCGCCCAGTGAGCCGTAGAGACCGTCTTCCTCGGCTTCCTCGGTGATCGCGAACGCCAGGGCGAAGGTCTGATTCTGGTAACGAGCGACGTAGGAATCCGCACCGCTGTCGTAGCTGATCGTCGCACCCTCGAACTTGAGCGGGGCGTAGCCCAGGCCCACCGACATCACTTCCTCCTCGAAGGCTTTGACGCTGGTGTCGACCTGCACGAACTGCCGCCACAACTCGGGATGCCGGCGATAGCTCTTGCCAAAGATCGCGTTCAGACCGAGCTGAAGCTCTTTGTAGAATAGACTGCGATTCATCGTGGCCATGTGCTACTTTCCGATTAGGTCGAATACTGGGTGGTAGCGTTGGCGTTCTGCGGATGTACCAGCAGAACCTCAAGCAACGGGTAAGCAGCCGCCGGGCCATTCGAGCCAAGGCCTGCGCCCAGCCCGCCGGAAGCGACCGCCGCAACGAAATTCATCACCTTGACGTCGCCATCGGCGAGCGTTGCAGTGGCCGAGCCCAGATAGGCAGTCGACACACCGAGCGCGTTGGGCGCCCCGATGCTGTCGATGGGTGCGTACTCGCCGACCGTGTCGGCCGCCCAAGACGCACCGCCCTGGACCTGGTAGACGATCTGCGAGTCGTCGTACACGAACGCCTGTGCACCGCTCGCGTTCAGTGTCGGCGTTGACGCCACCCACTGCTTCGACCAAATGAAATTGCCCTGGGTGTCCTGGTACTGGCAACCATCGAACGAACCCAGAATCGCACCCTCTGATACACCGATGTTGATCTCGGGACCATTGATGATGGCGCTGCCCATGTTGACATTCGACTGCCAACCGTTGACGCGCACGACCGGATCGCCGAGCCCGATGGTATCGGCGTAGCTATCAACGATGGTGTAGCCGCCGTTTACACGGCCAAAAATTCCGCCATCAAAGCGCCGAATGGGCTTCAGGCCGAAAGGAGTGTTCGTGCTGATTGACATCTGTTGCGCTCCGCGCTGTTCTTCTTGGTGCCGCTTCTAATTCGGCGTGTGCGATCATTCTATGGCAGTACCGCATGCCGACCCCTGGAGGGGGGTATCTTTTACTTCTTAGCTGTAAAGCTCTTACCAGCAGCTTTATCCGCGGCCGCGAAGTCTTTACCTACTTTTTGTGGAATGCCGGCCTTCTTTGCGAAGCCGGCGTCATGCGCAACGGCCTCCATCAGACGGTGTTGTTTTGCGCTACGACTAGGCATTTTTTCCAGTAATGCCCAATTTACTACGAGCTTCCGCCTTGACGGACTTCTCTTTTGACTTGGAGATATTGCCGGCGTTATAGCTGCGCGTTGCTCCGCCAATAGCTAGACGCTGATGTTTAGAGTCATTCATCGGGAAGCCCTTCTTACCCTTCGGACCGCCACCAGCAAAGTCGCCCCTGCGATTCTCTTTGTTGCTGCGTGATGCCACAAATCACCAGTTGGCGTTGCCGATACCGGTCGGATCGCTCATGGTTCCCGTAGGCATGGCGTCTTGGTCCATGGCGTTAGTTGAATTCAAGGCTTGATCCTGGATATCGTTACCGATGCTGTTCATCTGCGTATTGCGCTTAGCGCGCTGACTGGCCCGCGGCGATAGGGCGCGGCGGGCCGCAGGATGCGCGCCGCCGGCGCGGTTAACGGTCGGCGCCACCTTCTGTGTGCGCTTATGATTCACCGGCAGAGCATCCTGCTGGTAGCCAGGCGGCTGACCGCTGGCCTGCCCGACCATTTTACCCATGATGAAAGCCGACGTGGGTGGCGAGCTTCTTCACCCAAGCCTCTGCGGCCTCAAGCCGAGCATGCAACTCTTGCACGGTCGGAGCCGGCGCGGTTGTATTAGCCGTCACAGTGGAGGTTGCGGGAGCTGCCGGCGCGGCCGGCGCAGTGGTTTCTGTGGTCATTATTTCACCAGTTTGTCGACGATGAAGTGAACTATCGCGCCGCCAACGACGAAACCGATGGCGAACTGATAGGCGAATTTCTTCAGCCAGGACTCGGCCTTGGTCACTTCGGCCTTGGCATCCGTCTCGATGGCAGCTTCTGCCGCCGTCACTGCTGTCGCTGCCGCATCAGGCTTGGAAGTCGTTCCGGTTCCGGGTGCTGTCATGACTAATCCTCGTCGGTGGCTGCCGCACGGCGTCTTCGGCCGAATGTGGCACTATGTTTGTCTTCGACTTGGATTCTAGGACCATTGAGACTTTCGGCCATCGATAGGGGTCGTTTTGTGATCGCCGCCAGCTGGCGCTGCAGTTTCTCGCGGAAGTATTTGCGCCGCGACCGGTAGCGTACCAGCGGCATCTCGCACAAAATCAGGTCGCCGATCATGATGACGGTGCCACCGCTACTGCCGTGCTTGCCGGTGGGCGCGTCGAATCCCTCTGGAACAGTGTTGATGGCGCGCGGCACCCAGCCTTCACGCATGGCGCGTGACCAGTTCTTGGCGTCGCCGGCACCCTCTGGGCCTGGGGACTGGTGGCGGATCCAGCGCTGGATCATGCCGGGGCGCGGCGTCGGCGCATCGAGCGTGTTGGCCGGCTTCCACTCGTCGTCCTTGGCAGACTTCGATGCGGTCTTGGCGCCCTTGCCTTTATTGGCCTTCTCGCCGAACTTACGCGCGGGAGAGCGTTCGGACTCGATCTCGTACATGTCGTCGGCGTCGAGCACAGAGGCGTCGTCGATTTCCTCCTCGCGCTCGTTCTCTGGCGGTTCCATGTCGGCGTCGTCGATGACGCTGTCCGCGGCGATGATTTTGTTGACGTTGTGGGCCATGACTATCTACCTCGCGCGGGCATATTTTCGCGCACAAATGCCTTACGGTCTTCGGGTTTATCAGGATCCATCCCGAATTTCCGCATGATTTCTTCATGGCGCTTTGTGATCCGCGCCTTGTTGCCGCGAACTTCGATATCGAGTCCGTCGCCACGCCGGCGCGCAGCAGGCGCCGGGCCGCCATCACTGTCAGCACTCACCGGGGCCTGACGCCGGTTGCCGTTGCCACGAGAGTCGCCGCCATCACCATTACGGAATTCCTTGGGGAACATCTTGGCAAGGCGCTTGTTCAGTTCGCCGAAGTGATCGGCGTCTGTTGCCGCCCAGCCTTCACGAATTAGCTGCGCACTGACGGTCTCGGCAGCCTTCTTGAAGACCTCGTCGCCGTGGAACTTACGGCCGTGCTGGCGCATCCATCGCGTTAGATGCCGGTTTGCGACCGGCGCCGGCGCAACAGCAGCGTTATCGACCACCGTCTTGGCTTGCGACTTGTCGCGCTCGGCCAGCTTGATGTCCGCCTTGATGTCCGTCATCTTCTCTTGCAAGTCGATGATTTTGTCGGTGTCCCCGGCTTCTGTGGCCGCTTTCAAGTCCGTCTTTGTTTTGACAAGTTGGGAAGCCAGGTCTACCAGCTTGCGATCGATCTCGCCACTGGATTTCTGGGTGTCCAGCTTCTGACTGATCTCGGCCACCTGTTTGTTCAGGCGCTCGAAGTTCTGCTGGTAGCTGTCGGCATCGGCCTCGGCTTCCTCGCGCAGACGCCGCTCGCGGGCCAGGCGTCGCCGCCATCCCTTGGTAGAGTCGTCTTCGCCTTCATCGGGTTCGTCTTCGACCGGACGCCGGCGGGCACGGGGTTCGTCCTCGTCCGGCTCGTCTTCGTCATCCGGTTCGTCTTCGTCACGATGCCTGTCGTCGCCTTCGTCTTCGTCCGGGAACTGGATGTTGTTTTCCAGCGGATCGAATTCGGAATCAGCGTTGTCCTTCTTAGCCGGCTTTTTCCTTACCGGGGCATCCAGGTCTTCGTCCTCGTCCACAACTTGGATTTCGTCTTCGCGTGCCATACAACCGCCTTAGCGTGAACTCCCGACTGGCCGGCATGACCAGCGGTGTACGCATAGGATATTCGCTGTACAGCGAACGAAGGCGTTATAGGGGTAGAAAGTGCCCGGAATACCGCATTTACGTCAGTCCGGGCGCTGGCGGGAGAGGAAGGGTGACGCGGTTAACCTTTCGAGTCGAGTATACCAGACCCTTCGCGTTCAAGTAGCGCAGCAATGGCATCTTGTAGGTATGCCTGACAGACGACCAGAACGTACACGGTCTGCAAGGTGACGGTATTGGCTTCGCAGGCCTGCGCGGCCGCCACGAGGCCACTGCCGCACTCGTTGATCGACACGAAGGCCTTGGCCGCCAGTTCGGCCTTCATCTGCGCCTGCTCGTTGATCGCCGGCGCCGGCTTGGCGTCGGGGACGATTATGCGGCTAGCCATGCCCATACCTTGCGCGCCTCGGCCTCATTGAGGAATACTCCCTTGATGTCGTTGTCCTTCATCCAGATCAGGCGCGGCGCCTCGGCAGGATCGCGCGCGCTCGAATGACGTACCGGCATCGGCTGGCCGGCGGCCTTCGTGAAGAAAACCCAGTCGCCTACGTGCGGTTTACGTGCCTCGGCGGCAAAGTCAACGCCGTCGCGCGTCTTGGCGGTATACGCCTGGCTACCGATGGCGACGATCTGGCCCACGCACGTCATGGCGCGGTCACTGAGTTTGGTGATGCGTGCCAGCTGGATGCCGCCACTGCTGGTGGTCGGCGGATCCATGGGGCGCACCACGACCTCGTCGAGGATCGGCACGTAGATCGGCCAGTCTATGGCCTCCGCCTCAACCACAACATCTGGCCGCTTGCGCCCCTTACGTTTCAGGAAATCTATTTCTGCGCTCATAGCCATGGCCTCGCCTGTTTGGTTTGTGGTCTGCGGCGTACGGCGCCCTGCGGCACCGGCGTGTCGAACCCGTCATCATCTGTAGCCGGTGTCGGCTCGGCTTCGGCAATGCCGTCGTCGTCATCGCCGCCCTGGATGCGCTTGATTTCAGCGTCGAACTCACGAATCATCTCCAAAATCTGCCTGTATTGACCGCGCGCATTCTGGTAAGCGTCCGGCGTCAAAGTATTGCGCAGCGTATTATGCGCGAGGACGTCGAGGGACTTGCGTAGCTTGACGCGCCAGCTGCTTATAAATTCAACTCTGGTCATTAGGATTTCTCCGTCTTTACAGCTTGGTCTACCCTTTCCTTAAGTTCTTCTTCCTGATCGGTGGCGCCGCGCGCCACGGTACGTAGGAAGTTCAGCGTATCGTCAAAGTCTTTGCTACGTAGCTCCTTGTGGGACGCAGCAAAGCGATGCGGACTGATGGTCAAGCCCTTCGTAGTAAGATATTTTTGAGCCGCGCTTACTTCAGCCGGCGTTACCGCAGTCCCTTCCATATCTTCCTTTAGAACGGCCTAATACCCAGCTGCTTGCACATGTCTCGATGTGCTGCCAGCTCTTCCGCTGTAGGCTCGCCAACGCGTAGCTTCAGCTTCGAGAAGTCTATCACTTCAGTCGCGGGCTTGTAGGCGCGCAAATCCAAGGATCCAGAGCCGCCGGCCTGAACCAGATGGCAGAACACCTTGGCGAGCAGTCTAGCGTCCTCCAGGGCGCCATGGACACCGTCGACGCGCGTCGTCGTCACCTTGAAATCCGTGGCCAGAGCATCGAGACTGTTGCGCTTGTGCGGCCGCCTGGCGCGGGCCAACGCCAGAGAGTCAACGACCTGGTTGGTGAGCGCTGGACGCCCGATCAGGCGCAGCTCTTTGTTGACGAAAGCCAAATCAAACGGCGCGTTGTGCGCCACGATCTCGGCGTCACCAATGAACGACATGAGATCGTCGACGACGTCCTCAAATTCCGGCTTGTCGCTCAGGAAGGCGTCGCTGATTCCGTGAACACGAAAGGCATCAGGGCGCACGGTAACACGAGGATTGACATAGGACTGGAACTCCAGTCCGGTCGGCAGCGTATCGTTTAGCTCTACGCAGGCTACCTCGATGATCCTGTCTGGGCCGTTGTGATCTAGTCCTGTGGTTTCCGTATCCAGAACTATGCGGCGCACTGATTCTTCTGCGCCCGGTAATCAGTGACCCGACCCATTCCGGCTATCCGCACAGATGGATATCTGGACTGGATGCTGTTCATGGTGGTCATCATGTCGGGCATCGTCTCGTAATGCCGGCCCAAGATTTGCCATGTCGTGCCGCGTCGAATCGCGATACGCATGTGGTATACGCCAGGATTGTGTGTCATATCTCCTCCTAGTTCGTGCCGGTTACAACCATCCGGCGGCCACATTAGGGACATCACGCACTGAGCGCAACGCTGGCCTGTAAGTAAAGCATGGCTCTAACGATCCATGCCACCACGCCGTTAGAGCGTGGATTTTGTGTCGCCTCCTTCCGCCGGCGATACTAGGCTGATTCCTGCCTAGCGGCGCGTCGGGTGATCTGACGACACCAACAGTATAACTCGACTACGCGGCCTGCGCAAATGCTCCCTGCCCAGGGATCAGCCCCTTGCGCTGCAGGTCCAGTTTCTGGGCGACATCCTTGCGGCGCTGGTCAGCCTGGAATGCGACCGATTTCCTTTGTTCGGTGGCCTGGAATGCCGCGGCTTTTGGGTCTTGCTGCTGCGGTGGCGGCGGCTGCGGAGGCGCCAGTGTGGCGGCAACAGCACGCGCCACCCTGTTCTCAAGCTCCATGCTTAATTGCGGCGACTTTTCTGGATTATTCGGGTCGAACGGCGGCAGACCGATACCGGCATGCGCCTCCATCTGCTGGTCAATGCGCTGCCTATACATCTGCGCAAAATGCGCGGTAATATGCGCCTTAATGCCTGGCACGAGCTGCTGGATGGTCTGTTGGTCGCCGGTGGCGATCAGCTCCTGCACATACGCCGAATGTACGGCCATATGGGCTTCGTGATCTTGCTCGGGATATGCCTTGGCGGCGCCGCCCATACTCAGCACTTCATTCTCGCTGACGGGGTCAAGGTGCGAATCAAGATTGTCTGGCAGGTAGTCATCGGCCTCGGGCACCTTGAGCGCCTTCAGCATATTGCGCAGCGCCTTGTTGCGTGCCGCCGGCGAGAAGTCTGACTGGTGGCCGTCTATTAACTGCACGACAGCCTGCGCGAGCGCGATGCGCTGAACATTGGAGAAAATATTGGGATCACTGACTGGCTCGATCTGGATGTCTGGCGCGAAGTCGTCGCGGTACACGGTGCGCGGCGCGCCGGCGACGTCGTACGGATACTCG